AGAACAATATATGATGGAGCATTAAGTAAGACTAAAGAATTATATAATACACAACTTACAGGCAGAGGAAGAACTAATCATGCTATTAAAGTTTGTGAACCTATTCAGTTAGAAAAAAGAGAATTTATTCTTCATCCATATGTTTTAGGTTATTGGCTTGGAGATGGTAGCAAAGATGCTGGATATATTGCTATTGGAAACCGAGATAAATTTGATGCTCAATTTAATTTTGGTAGATTAGGTTACGATATTGAAAAAATGAGTGGAGAAATTGTATATAAATCTTTTGGTTTAATAGATAATCTTAAAAAATTAAATTTATTAAATAATAAACATATACCGGAAGAATATTTTTTAGGTTCAGAAGAACAAAGAAGAGATTTATTACAGGGTTTGATGGACTCTGATGGAACTTGCGATGATGATGGTGGAGTTGAGTTTTGTAATATCATTGAATCTATAGCTGATGGAGTCTTTAGGCTTGCATCTTCATTAGGTATTAAATGTACGAAAAGTGATAAAGATCCATCTTATTATAATAAGGATCATAATGAACGAAGAGTTGGACAAAGAGCTTATCTAATTAAATGGTCTAGTAGTTATCCAGTATTTAAGCTCGATAGGAAATTAGATCATCTTAATAAGGAAGAGACTAAAAGATCGTCTTTTCATTATATTGAAAAAATTGAGAAAATTAATAAAATTGAAACAAAATGTATCCAAGTCGAAGATGACTATTATCTCGTTACAAAATCTTGTATCCCTACTCATAACTCTTGGATACTCACATTATTACCTTTATTCCGAGGATTTTATAAATTTAGAGGCTATAAGGGTATTATTCTCCGTAATAAATTCCCCGATCTTGAACGGGAAATCATACGTTTAAGTAAAGAATATTATCCTAAAACAGGAGCTAAATACAATGAACAAAAACATTCTTGGGAGTGGCCAGAATTTAATTCATATCAGGACTTTGGTCATGTCCAACATGCGGGTGATATTGTTCAGTATGATAGCAGTCAGTATAATTATTGCGCTTTCGATGAACTTACTCACTTTTCTTCGTATCCCTATCATTATATGGTTGGTAGCCGTGTTCGGCCTTCTAGCTCTTTTAATATTGCTATTGTTAGGAACGGCTCTAATCCGGGTGGTATTGGGCAAACTTTTGTTTACAATAGATTCGTAAAGCCATATGAAGATGGCTTAAAAGTTATACGCGATAAATCTACAGGACTAACAAGAATATTTATTCCAGCTAAAGCAGAGGATAATCCTTATGGAATGGAATATGATCCATTATACGTTAAGAAGCTCGAAATTCTAAAGACAGTTTCTGAAGCAGAATATAGAGCTAAGAGATATGGAGATTGGCACGCATTTAAAGGATCAGTTTTTACAACTTTTAGGCCAATGCGATTTGTTGGTGAGCCTGACAACGCATTACATGTCATTAAACAATTTCAAATACCCGAATGGTGGCCAAAAATACTATCTATCGACTGGGGAAAGAGAGCAATGTGTTATGCAATGTGGGGAGCCATTGCTCCGAATCATAAAGTTTATATTTATAGGGAGCGGGCTTGGTATGGAAGAGATATTCCGTTCTGGGCTAGTGAAATTCGTGAAATTCATAATGAAAATAATGAAACTCCAGTACATACTGTTCTATGTGGTAGTGCTTGGCAGAGTCGAGGTGGAGAATTAATTTGTGATGAATTTCAGAAGTATTCTGATTTAGTTCCTAATAGCTCTGAGAATACACCTGGAAGTCGTGTAGCTGGATTACAACTTATTCACGATTTTTTACGCTGGGAAAAGAAAATTAGCCTAAAATCTAAAAATGAATTTTATGATATGTCAACGGCCCAGGAAATCTATAGAAATTATGGTCCTACTGCATTAGAAAATTATAAGAAGCAATTCTATGATGAACCTGAAGAAGATAATCTTCCAATATTGCAGATTTTTGATACATGCAAGATATTAATTGATACCATTCCAATGGCAATTTATGATGATAAGAAAATCGAAGATATTGCAGAGTTTGATGGCGATGACCCCCTAGACGATTTAAGATATTTTTGCAAAGCAGCGAAGAAATTTATAATGGGAGAATTAGGAAATCTTAGTTTGGCCGAAAAGAAACAAATTATATTATCTGAATATAGTGTTGATAACGATACAACTAGAATGTATAGAAGAATGGAAACTATTGAGCGGCAGAATGCTCTAACACTTAATGATTGTGTTCCTGTTAGCCGTCGTTCAAGATTTGCAAGGAGAGTTCATTGATTAGATTTTTATGTTTTCTTCTTGGCCGTCCTTATGAAACATGCAAGAGTTGTCAGATATTAAAAGAACAACTTTTATTCGTTAATGATGAGAAGAGACAATTAACGGAAATATTATTAAAGATAGTTTCACCAAAGACATATGAAAATCCACTAGTGGAGCTTAATCCTGTTGTCCAGACTTCAGGTTTATTTTCTCGCCGCAGAGCAGCATTAGAAGAGAAAGATAGACAGCAAGCTAAGATATTAACAGAAGCTAAATATTTAGGAAGACCAGATAATCTTAAAGATGTAGAAAGTTTAGAGCATGAACTCGGAATTGAGAAAGAAGCTTAGAGAATGCCAAACACATCACCGGCTACTGTAACAATCACGTCAACTACTGGTCCGGGGAAGACAGTTACAGCATTAAGATTTACTGATGTTACAAATCTTGAAGTTGATTTCAGAGCTAATACAATTAAGGTTACACGAAGCGGAGCTAGTGGCATTCAGTATTATGATTATTCAGCAATGGCTACATTGACTTGGACTATTACTGCTGGTGTGACTGCTATCGTGGTCAGTTCATAAGATTGAAAATTAATGCCATTAACACCTGCTCTCAATGCTAGAGTTACAATTACTGTAAGGGATATAAATAATAATAATATAGCTAAGCAATTTAATTCTGTTAGTGGTATTAATTTTGATTATGCTAAAGGCATGGTTCGTATCACTGATGTTACCGGACAATTTTATTTTAGTTTATTAACTATTACAACTCTAACATATACAGTTACTAGTGGTGTCGGTGGTGTCACAACTGTAGTATTGAGTTAAAATATGGCAATGCATAAATTATTTGGTGGTTTGAATAAAGAAATGATGAAGAAATCACGATCATCACAGAAGATGAAATCTGGTGGGATATCTCCTAGTATAGAAGAATTTGATAGGATGATGTCTAAAGTTGATGATAAAAAAAGTTCTAAGAAATCTATGTTTAAAAAGAAAAATTCTAGTTAATAATGCCTATTAAAACAGCCAAACAATATAAATTCATGGCTATGATTGCTCATGGAGGAAAGAGTAATAAGAAGGGTGTTGGTCCTAGCCAGACTGTTGCTGAAGAAATGGTGCATAAGACTTCACCAAAAAAACGATCTATGTTTATGAAGAAGAAGAAATAATGGCTGAAGAAAAAACTAAAGTTTTAGATGATGAAATTGCAAGTTTACTTAAACGAGTTAGTGACCACTTTGATAAAGAAGATCGAGTAACTAGAGAAAGACAAATTAGAAATTGGAGAAGACTTAAACTTTATTGGAACTCTTTCAGTCAAATATATTGGAGTGAGACAGCTAAAGACTATAGACTCTATCAAGATATTCAAAGTGATGATTCTAATCAGAGCTATTATGATAAGCCTATTAATGTTTTTAAGGCATTTCTTGAAACTATTATATCCGCTCTCAGCATACAGATTCCAGCTATTAACTGTGTCCCTGATGATGCTGAGAATCCACTAGACATCTCTACAGCTAAAGCAGGTGATAAAATTGCGGAATTAGTTTATAAGCATAATGATGTAATATTTCTGTGGCTTCATGCCCTTTATATTTATTGTACAGAAGGTTTGATTGCTTGTTATAGTTATTCTAAAGAAGATAAGGAATATGGAACATATGATAAACCTAAATTTAAAAATGAAGAAATTGATGCCTATGTATGTCCTCAGTGTGGGACTAGGCAGCCAGACGAAGCATTTTCTAATGAGGAAATGTATGAATTTAATCCTGATGAAGATGATGTAGATATTAAAAATGCATTATCTGAAGGATCAATCTGCATAGAATGTGGAACGGCTCTTGATCCTGCTTTACAGAAGACTAAACTTATTGTTCCACGTCTTATTGGAACAACAAAAGAATCTAAAAGTCGTGTTTGTCTAGAAGTTTATGGTGGATTATATGTTAAAGTAGCTAATTATGCTAAGAAGCAGGCAGATACTCCTTATCTTATATTTAGTTATGAAACTCATTATACCAATGCTTTAGAATGTTATCCTAATTTACGTGAGAAAATTCCTCATGGTGGTTGGAGCAATATAGGTGTTAATGATCCTTATGAACAATATGGAAGACTCAATACACAATATCGGGGTGAATTTCCAAGTGAAAATGTAACTGTTAAGAATTGTTGGCTTAGGCCGGCTTCGTTTAATATATTGCCAGAAGATGATTATAAGAAATTAAAAAGAAAGTTTCCTGATGGAGCTAAATTAGTATTAGTTAATGATATTTGTGCTGACTATGAAAATGAATCATTAGACGATCATTGGACATTAACTGAGAATCCTATGTCTGACTATTTAAATCATGATCCTCTAGGAGAATTAGTAACGAATGTTCAAGATATTATAAATGATTTAATAAGTCTTACATTACAAACAATCGAACATGGAATTTCACAGACATTTGCTGACCCGGCAGTTGTCAACTTTAATGCACAACGTCAGATAGAGGCAATGCCTGGAACAATAACTCCTACCAAACCTGTTAGCGGCAGTCGTAATATTGGAGAGTCTTTTTATAATCTTCAAACAGCAAGTCTTTCTCCTGAAGTATTTAATTTTTATAGGATTGTTCAGGAATTAGGTCAATTTGTATCTGGAGCATTGCCTTCAATATTTGGTGGCAGTCAAGGTGCTGGCAGTTCAAGAACGGCATCTGAGTATGCGATGTCTAAGGGGATGGCATTGCAAAGACTCCAAACTCCTTGGAGAATGATGACTATATGGTGGAAGAGTATATTTGGTAAAGTTATACCATTATATATGAAGAATATGGTAGAAGATGAGAGAATTGTTGAGAAGAATGATATGGGTAAATTTATAAATGTATTCATTAGGAAAGCTGAGCTTGACGGAAAGATCGGTTCTATAGAACTCGAACCGAGTGAGAAACTTCCGATTTCCGATGAGCAACAAGCTGATACTATAATGCAATTAATGCAATTAAATAATCAAGAAATTACAGCCGCACTGATGGACCCTGAGAATTTGCCATATATTAGTAAAGTTATTAAAATTCCCCAATTTCATCTTCCCGGTGAGGAAGACAGACAAAAGCAGTATGAAGAAATTGATGAATTAGTTAACTCTGTTCCTATTCCTCCTGATCCTCAATCTATTCAATTATATCAACAAGCTCAGCAAACTTCATTACAAACTGGACAACCTTCGCAAGCACAACAGCCAGAAGAACAATCATCTGTAGAAATTGATATTGATGTAGATAATCATCAGATTGAAGCATCTATCTGTAAGAGTTGGCTTATTTCATCTGCTGGACGGCTAGCTAAGAGAGAAAATCCAGAAGGATATAAAAATGTTTTATTACATATGAAGGCACATATGGCTATTATTAATCAGCAAATGCAAGCACAACAATTACATGATGATCAAATAGCATTAGCAGGTGGTAAACCCGGACAAAAAACTTTAGGCGAGCCTTCAGGTTCTGCTAGTGGAAAATCTCCATTAGAAAAGCCGAAGCAGTCTGAAAAAGTGAGTGGAGAACAAAATGCTAGAAACCCAATTAGTTAAATTCTTTCACCCCGAATCTGGAGTAGGAACTGCTGAGACTTCTGTTAAAGTTCCAACGCCGAAAACGGCTGATGATATTAATGACCTTTTTAAAGAGATTGATTCTGATGAGAAGGTTGAAAAGATCGAAAAGAAGGAATCTAAAACTTCTAAAAAGGATAAAGAAGTTGAGTCTGATGAAAGAGAGACTTCTGAAGAAACTGATGAAATAGAATTAACTGAGCCAGATGAGGAAATAGAAAAGTTAGATTTAAAGGAAGATGATGATATAACTTTTGATGCCCCTCCGCGTAAAAAAGAGATTTTAAAAGAATATCCGGAATTATTCAAGAAATTTCCATTCTTAGAAAAGATGCTCTATCGAGATAGACAATATTCTGAATTATTTGGTTCTTTTGATGATGCTAAAGAAATAGCAGAGAAATCTGAATCTTTTAATAATTTTGAGTCACAGCTTTTAGCTGGTAATACTGAAGAGATTCTCCGTGAAGTAAAAACGGCTGATGAGAAAGCATTTAATATAATTGTAGATGATTATCTTCCAACATTAGCTAAAGTAGATAAGGAAGCATATTTTCACGTCGTTGGAAATTTGAATCGCAGATTGATTATGGAAATGGTTCAAGAAGCTAATGACACAAGTAATGATGATTTGAAGCAAGCTGCTCTGCTTGTTAATCAATTTGTTTTTGGAAGTTCTAAATTTATTGCTCCTACGCTTCGTGTGGATAAAACTGATAAGAGTGCTGAACGAAGCGAAGCAGAACAAGAAAGACTTTCTTTTACGCGCGAACGTTTCGAGAGTGCACGTGATGATTTACAGTCGCGAGTTGATAATACTCTTCGTGCTACAATCTCAGATTATATTGATCCTAAGGGAGCTATGTCTTCATATGTTAAGAAGAATGCAGTTGCAGATGCTATGAAAATTCTTTCTTCATCTATTGCTTTAGAGTCGTCGACTGTAAAAAATCTTGATAAACTTTGGAGGAGTGCATTTGATTCTAAATTCTCCAAGGATAGTCTCAATAAAATCCAATCTTTCTATCTTTCTAAAGCTAAAGGAAATCTTAAAAATGCTATTATGAAAGCTAGAGCTGAAGCTTTGAAAGATTCGAAACCTCACGTACAGCGTGAAAAAGAAACTGATGATAGAGAAGAACAAGAAGAAGAAACTCCTCGAACTTTGAGGAAGAATATTACTCCGGGCCGGCCATCTCAGCCTAAAAATAAAGATGGAATTAAAAGAGGTGAGAGTGTAGCTGATTTTTTCATGAGAGATTAATCGAGAGGACTGAATTATGCCTGGACCTGTTGTCGAAAGTGTTGTTGCCGGAACTGAACTTGAAAGAGTTTTACCGAAGGTAACAACTGTCTTCGAGTCTGATGACACCTTCTTTGGTAATATCAAGAAGCGTGATGTGGAAGTAGTTTCATATAGAGAGATGCGTGCTCCTATGGAATTACGTCCCGGTGGTAGATTTTCATATTTTAATCCTGATGGTGGAGATATGGGTCGGGGCGGTGGTCCCACTTGGGATAAGGCTGTTCTAAGACCAGTATTTCTACAGGAAGCTATTGAATATACAAAGCTTACACAATGGTCTACTGATGATAGACGTAAGAGTGTAATTAATGCTGTTCGCCGTATGACTGCAGGAGCAACAGTTGAAATTAAACGTCAACTTGATGCACAGCTTCAAGGAACTGGTACTGGTCAAGTTGGTACTATTACTGTTGTGGCCACTAGTGGCGGTGTTGACACTTATACGTTGGATTCGGAATTCGGAGCTCGATTAGTCCGTTATGATCAGGTAGTTCAGGTTTATGATACTACTCTTGCAACTTTTAGAGGTAAGGGCGTTATTACATTATGGGATGTTGAAAATAAGCAGATTCAAGTAACTCCTGCTGTTACTGGTGCTGTTGCTACTGATGTGTTAATTGTTGATGGATTATCTAATCCTACGGCATTACCTGGATTATATGGTGTTCCATATCATCACAGTAATGCTTCTACTGGTACATGGTTAGGTTATGATAGAGCTAGTACCCCAGAAATTCGGTCTAACCGAGTTAATGGTGGAAATTCTGCTTTAACATTGCCGTTGCCACGATTAGCTATTAATAAGATTGGAAATAGGGTTGGTATTGACAATAATTTTGATCCCACTGCTTGGACACATCCATGTCAAGCACAAGCTTACGAAGAGATTGGACAATTAGTTTCTATCATTCATAAGCAGGCTAAGGATGAAGCATTGAATATGTATTTTGGTGATAATATGCAATTAGCCGGTGCTCCTATTAAACAGCACTTCAATTGGAGTAAGAAACGCATTGATTTCGTAGTTAGTTCTATTTGGGGCCGAGCTGAAATATTGCCTATTGGATTCTATACATCAGATGGTCGTAGAATATTTGAACTTCGTGGAGCAAGTGGTGGTGTAGCTGCTGCAGATATATTCTACATGGTAGTGGGATTTCAGACTTTCGTTTTGAATCCCGCTGCAACTGCTTATATCGATGCATTAGCGATTCCAAGTGGATATTAATTATTTTTTAAATAATTAATAAAAAGGAGAAAAAAATGAGTGACTTGCTCTTTCAGCAACTTTCAACCGTACAGAGTAATTTACAACCTAATCCTGCTACTATTGCATCAGCCGCTACGATTAGTCCTCAGACGAAATTAACTCGTATTACTGGAACTACTCCTGTAACTGTTATTGTTCCCCCTGTTAGTGGATATTGTGAATTAACATTTGTATGGTCGACAGGAACTTCTGGTGCATTTGCTACTGGTGGTTCTGGGGCTGGTGCTATCGCAGTTGCTAAAACGACTGTAACTAATGTGCCAGTTACTCTTGTATATGACCCTGCAACTACTCTTTGGTATGCTCTGTAACCACTAACGGGGTTCCCCGTTATATAATTTTGTATAACAGGGAACCCCTTCTCTGTTCTGTAAGAACGGCTTAAGAAGCTGGAGAACAAAATGACACAAGTAGGATTTTGGCGCACATCTCAGCAAGAAAATCGTAGGGCTATATTAAATGATTATGGTCTAATTAATAAAGTTTGGTATTTATTTCCTCAAGGTGGAGGACCTAGAGGTTCATTTACTACATTTACAGATTTAGCTCCTAATTTACGGAATAGGGATCTGATTTATCTTTCTGGTGTTCTATTAGAACAAGCTACTGCACCATTAGGAGTATTTGATGTAACTCTTTTGGGTGCTGCTAATAGACCTCGACAAGCTACTAATGCAGGTGTTGCTACAGGTGGCGGAGCATCATGGTTAGCTCCAGCTTCTCCTGTAGCTACAACTCCATTATTAACATTAAGAGAGCAGGGTTGGAGAATTGAAAATATCCAATTTGCTCCCGTAGCTGCTTCTGCATGTATTAGATTGGCAAGAGCAGAAACTGCTGCGATTCCAGATGGTTCGCATGCTGAAATTGTAGATTGTTATTTTGTTGGCGGTGGTACAACTGGAATTGGTATTGAGGATGTCGGCGGATGTGGCCATGTATTAATTGATAATTGTAGATTTGAATCTATCGCTGATACTGCTATTAAAGGTATTAGTACTGGAGTTGCCGTTCCATTAGCATGGATGATTAAGAATTGCCATTTTATTTCAAATTTAAACGATATTAAGATGTCCCTTTCAAATTCTTTAATTGAAAAAAATAGATTCTATGCTGCTGGTTCAGGTTCAACAAATAAAGTTATTTCTACTATCGCTGTTTCTGGACAAGGAAATAACAATCATGTTATTCTGAATATGTTTAAGAATACTACTGGAGAGATTCAGATTTCTAATGGATATAGCGGTGGTTCAACAGATAGCTGGAGTAATTATTGTGAAGGAACTGCTGATTTAATTGTAACTTCACCGCCTGGGGCATAAAATTTGAATTGGGCTGCTTTAATGCAGGGAAACATCTTATTCACAGAATTATGAATAAGATGGGGATTAAAGCAGCTCATCTTTAAGGAGATAGAAGTGGAATTAAGAGAATCTATTGAAAATATAAATAAGAAGTTATTAGAGGAGTTTGGTACTGAATTTGGTAACGCTCCTTGTTTTCGGATTGTTTGGTCAGAAGATCAATACGAAAAGAGATTAACAGATTTTACAGATGAAGGATTTGAATTACTTCATCCTGAAGTTCGTCTATTACCAAAATATAAACAGTGGATTAGAGAGAAGTATATATTAGAACGTCTTATTCCAGTTGTCGGAGAAACAGATTTAATAGTAAAAGTTTCATATGAGCCCGCTTGGGTTTTTCAGGATAAACATGGTAATTATCTCCCTCCTTTTTTTGAAGGATGCAGATTTATAATTGAATCTATCTTTAGTGCTATAAATAAAGCAGGAACATTCACAAGATATAAAGATAAGAATATATCTGCTGAAGAAAAAGAAATAGAATTAAAAAAAGTCATAGATGAATTATTCGGAAACGAAAGTGATTTGACAGATAATCTCCACTATGGTAGTGGAATTGTCGTTCCTGGAAATGAAATTTTAAATTGATGCTCCCACATCAAAAAGGAAAATAAAATGGCAGATGAAGTTGGAAAGACAATTATGGCAGGCAGTACTCCACTAGAATTTACTGCTCCATTATTCAATAGTAGAAGGTTAATTCGAGCTACTAAAAATCCTATGGATCGTTGTACAATTATTAGCATTTTTCCTAAGGAAATTGATGAGATTAAACATACGATTGAGCCGGGAAAATTTCATATCCCAGCCGGAAACTATGAAAATCCTTCTATTTTAGTTGTAGGAAGTTCTAGTTGGTGGAAGGATATAGATGTAGATCAACCAATGTTAGAAATTCCTGTTAGTAGTATTCAAATTGCTGATTCTGTTATTAAAGATTATTGTAATGGAATGTTAGGATGCAACATGGCCGATGCAATGCCCGGATTATTCTTTATTTTAGGTGAGCATAATATTATGGATATTAAACTGAATTATAAAAATAAATTAGATGAAACTAAAACAAAACAAGATAATTGGTACAAAGTTCTTGTTCGTATTGCAGATTCTCTCTGGTCTAGAACAAGTGGTAATCCTCTTGCTATTTGGGATGAAATGCGTCTTGCAGCTAGAGAACTTAATTTTAATGATAAGCCTTGGCTTAAAGATTTTCAAACTGCTGAACTCACTCAATGTAAGGCTTGCGGAGGTATGAGAAATAATGAATTTCCTATTTGTCCAACATGCAAGAGTATTGATAAGAATCATCCTCTTGCAAAAGAATTGAAGTTTGCGATTTAAAAAAGATTATGAGAAAATGTCCTAGAAAAAGACCAAATACTAAAAATGAAAATATAATAAAAGCTAAAATATATAGAAATGAATACAGATTTATTAATAAAGATAAAATAATATTAATCATTAGTCCATTTGAGGAGGCAATATGAGTACAACATCTAGTCGTACTATCCAAATTGAATTTTCAGGTGATGCAGATTTAAATCTAATACAATCTGCTTTAGATAATGAAGATTCTCCGGGGATGAGTGTTATTCAAACATTAACTATTGGAGATAATACGATAACAGCTCCAGTAGTTTCGGGAATTGTTGTTTCAGCATTAACAATCATTCCACCAGCCGCTAATACATCATTAATAACGCTTAAGGGAGTTGCCGGAGATACTGGTATAGGATTACATCTAACAGATCCTTCTAGTATAGCATTAGATATCGTAACTCCATTTACTAGTTTAGTATTGAGTGCTGCGGCTGAGATTGTAGGAGTTCGTCTTATCTGGTCTTAATGAAAGAAGAAGATGCCGCGTCCATCTGAAATTATAACTACGGTAGCTAACCTGATGAATGATTCAGATCAGGCTGTATACACTAATGCTGCTTGTTTACAATTTCTTAATCTTTCACTGGATGAATTGCAAGAAATATATGAGTTAAATGGAATTCCAGTAACAAATGAAACATCAGCCGCAATCACTATTCCTTCAGGTGTTACACGTCTGGGATTTGATACAACTCCAGCATTTCCTAGTGATTTAATTGAAGTAAAACAATTATGGGAATCTCCATCAGGATTAGATAGATGGACTCCTATGGTAAAGAAAGATGTTATTCCACATTATTTAGATAATGTTACTACTATTTCTTCTTTTCTAATTTGGGAATTAAAACATGGAAGAATTCACTTAATAGCCGCTAATGCAAATAATGATTTAAAAATAGATTATATTGCAAGTTTATTTAATACTCCGATTCTAATTAAAGATATTAATGTAAATCTTCCATTTTCTAATGTTAAGGCATATTTAGAATATAAGACGGCTGCATTATGTGCAATGTTTATTGCTGAGAATGAGTCACGTGCTGTAGCTTTAGATTCCTTAACTGGAGCTGCTTTAAGTAGATCATTAGGTATTCCAATAAAGGGGATGCAGAGTATTGTTACGAGGCGTAGACCATTCCGAAGTAGTTTCAAACGCCGTGGAGTTAGTTATTAATCATGTCTCCCGTTCGTGATCATCAAGGATTAGCTATTGATAAATTTAATGGTTTATATGATCGTGGTGATAAAGACACAAATCCACGAGACAGTTTCACAGATTGTAATAATATAGATTATTCAGATCAATCAACATTCAAGACTAGACCTGGAATTAGAATTAGTCAAGATGTTCTAGTTCCGTTAACAAATATTAAAAGAATTTATAATTATCCTACTCAAACTGCTAATACATTAATTGTTCTCACATATGATTATGTTTCGGGGTTTGGTAGTATACATCATATAGTTGATTCTATTACAGTATATGGTCCATTATTAACTATTGCTGGAATGACAGATTTTGCATTTGTTCCGTATGCGGGAAGAGCCTATATTTCACCTTTTAGTGATTATGTGAATGGAGAATTAACTTTTCAAAAAGGATTAGCATCTGAATTTTTATATGTATATGATGGAATTGGTAATCCTGCACGCAAAGCAGCAGGAGCTGGATTATCAGGCGTAATGACTGTTGCTAATGGAGCTGCAGGTCATACAGATTCAGGACAGCATATTTTTGGTATTGTTTCTCAAACTAGATCCGGATATAATGCTCCTCCAACTATCTTAACATCATTCATCACAGCGGCTGGAAGTTCTGTTAGTTTTGGAAGCATTCCAACATCTGGAGATCCTAATGTAGTTAAAAGACTCTTAGTTGCTACTAAAGTTATCACTCCAATAACTACTAATTTAACAGCTTCACAATTCTTTTTTGTTCCCAGTGCTGTAATTAATGATAACACGACAACGGCTCTCAATGACATATCATTTTACGATGCCGATTTGTTAGCTGACGCCTCAGCACTATTAGATAATTATACGAGTATCCCCGCAGGTGCTAGCCTGAGTCTCTATCATAATAGATTATGCGTAGCGGCAACGGCTACAGATATTTCACTGATTCTAGTAAGCCAGCCTGGTGAACCTGAAGCTATTAATCAGATTAATGGGTTGATTGTTGTTCCTCTTGATGGTAATCCAATTACAAATGCGCAAGAGATGAGAGATGTTTTATATGTATTTAAACGCGCTAAGACAGTAGCATATACTGATAATAGTGATGTTCCATCAAATTGGCCATTAATACCAATTGATTCAGCTCTAGGAACATCAGTTCATGGAATTGCAACAGTTTTAGATTCTGGAAGCTCGTCCGTAGACTTCTTAATCATAGCAACATATCAAGGAATAAGTCAATTTAATGGAAAATATGTAACTCCTGAGTTAAGTTGGAAAGTTGAGAATTTCTGGAAAGCTTTGGACAGAAATTCATTTGGAAAGATTCAACTTGTAAATGATCCTGTTCAAAAAGAAATTTACATAATTCTTCCAACTAGTCAAATATTAATGGGAAATTATGGAAATGGCTTTGATTATAAAAATATTAGATGGTCTCCTTGGTCATTTAGAATGGGTGTTAATACTATTGCTATTCATAATATTGATGAAATTATTTTAGGGGCTGATTTGAATTAAGATGCCTACAAAGACGTTTATTCTTCGTCCTACAAGATTTATTAGTGGTGGTCCTATTAATCCTCCTATTGTTGCACCTTGGGCTACTTGGTTTTTTGATGATATTTCCATTCCAGGTACTACGATAGTAGATGCGATTATAGAGGAAACTAGTTTATATGCTTTAATGGCATCAGCAACACCGCTTCTCGCTTTTGATAATGCTTTAAGATTTGATTTTTTTGGCAATAGTTGCTACTTAGATGGTAGTCTTATTCCAATTTCATTTGATACATTGCCGGCTGGATTCACTCCTTTAACAGCAGAAGTTAAAGTTGAAGTTGATTTAACTAATAATGCAAATTTCTATCTTCAACAGAATGAATTAGCACAGGGAACGATAAATAGTAAAACGTTCCCTTATAGTTTGATTCCAACTGCTTTATCATTATTTAATAATGGATGTGGATTTCGAGCCGTTCTTGATTCTAGCGCTGGCAGTTCTGCCATATTTTATATCTACAATTTACGTATTGAAGGAACTTATACTATTCAGGCATCACAATTTACTTTGGAGAATTCTAATATTCCAGTTAAAACTGGAGATAAAGCCAAAGTTTCCACTTACATTGCAGCAGGAAGTGCTGGAATTAGTGGTCAGACACAACAAGGAATCTTAAACGGAGTTGCTCAAATACAACTTAGTTATATTGATCCTATAACCGGTGATACTGAATATATATACTTAGATTCGAATTCATATTATATTATTCTTCAAGAATATAATATACTTTGGTTTTATATTCCTTTTGGTTTCAATCTTAGTTTTAGAACACGTGGCGGAAACGTAAATATTTCACTTATTGGAAACGGAGTACAATTCTCAGGCACTGTATTATTAGGAACATTACAAGTTTTAGCTGAAGATGCTTCAGGAATATATTCTTTAGTTAGTGGTCAAACTAGTGATGAATTATATTTTAGGGAGGGATATACTACAAATATACAAAGAATAATGCTACCAGATATAATAGAGGATACAATATATAGAGATGATTTCTTTAGTCTAATGACATATCCGGTGAAGATTTTATCAAGAAATAATTTTGATGAAGATGAAACTGGAGATTTCTCTATTATTGCATCTCTGCAAGTTGTCACTATCCTTAGAGATGTAGAAATTCCTAGTCCTTTTGCTACAACAGCTTTCTTACCATAAAAATGGCTATAGACCCAACGAGACTTTATACAGCATTATTAAATACAGGTTTACAGCAGAAAGATAATCCTCTTTATCAAGTTATTCATGATTTAATTAATAATCTTGCAATTGTAAGCAAACAAATTAGCTCATTGAGCAGTGGTGGAAGTTCTTCTACTACTATTATTCAAGAGAATATAGTTCAATTATTAAGTAATTTTAGTGGCGATGGTTTAAATGGCGAAGATGGTTTTAGTATTGTAGGTTCTCCAGGCTCTGTCGGCTCTCAGGGATTAATTGGTTCTCCAGGATTAATTGGTTCTCCAGGATTAGATGGTATTGATGGTGAAGATGGATTCTGGGCACTCTCCCTGCCCAACCCGCCTATCGTGCAGACCACGACGTTGACGGGTACACAGGATGATTTCGTTTTATCCTCTGGTGTGTCTGTTCTTCGTTGTGATAATGCCTCGTTATTGACACTCAGGGGTTTCGTTGCAGGTATCGACGGACAACATATCACCATCGTCTCTGTGGGAGCTGGGCAGGTCGAGTTCGCGCACCAGAATGTAGGATCTTCTGCGGCCAATAGATTCCTCAATGTCGCAACGAGTGGTAACACACCACTCGCGGCAAGCAGTGGTTACGCGACCTATGAATACGACATAGTCACAACACGCTGGCGTTTAGTAGCGCACGACCAAGGTTCATATATTGCAGTAGCCTATGCTTCTGGCGATTTCACAGCTTCCGCCGGCACTTGGACTGTTGAATCCGGGGATATCTTGACCTTTCGTTATCTTCTTCGCGGCCGCCAACTCACAATCACTATCAACTTCACGCTCACTTCAGTTAGTGCGACACCATTTGCTCTTCAGGTAAAAGTGCCGGGCGGTTTCACGTGTGCCGGACAGTCTTTACAATCGCTGTTGAATTACTACGAAGGCGCGTGGAAATCTGGCGGTACCATCGACACCAGTGCGGCTGGCAGCACAACCCTGTCTTTATCCACGGTTGATTATGGCGCGGCAAACTGGCAAACGTCTGTTAACACGACGCGCGTAGCAGGTAGTCTGACCACAGAGGTGCAATAGCCATAACTCAAGTATTAAATGCGATAAAAGCTAAGGCAGATACTCTTTAATCAATGATAGGAGAAATAGATGCCGGCAAACAAAACGTTCAGATTCGGACCAATCGCATTAACTAACACTCTCACAACTAATCTTCTGAATCCTCCTACTGCTACAGGAGGTGTTAATGGGGGTTCTAGTTCTGCTTATATTATCTTAAAACATATTCGTATCATTAATAAAACTGCTGGAGCTGTTACCTGTTCGTTTTATTTAGGCGCTACGGGAGCTAATACTGCTGGAACTGAAGTAATTGGAATTGGATTATCCATAGCAGCTAATAGTTTTATTGATTGGTATGGATTAATGCGATTAGATGCTGCTGATTTCCTTGTTGGTGGAGCCTCCGCTAATACTAGTTTAGTAATTCAGGGTGAGGGTGAAATCGGAGTAGCTGGTTAAAATAAGATATAAATGCCAAAAACTTCAGTATCCGAAGAAGTAATTAATCATTATGGAGCTGTTCGTCTACGTGCTGTTGGTTCTGGAAATCTCAGATTAACATTATTTAGTTTAGATGAAGTTAAAATTTCTTCCTTATTAGCTCTAACATTACAATCAAAAACTAATATAGAACCTAATCGTCTATCTAATTTTACACAGCAAAAAGCTAAATTAGAAGTTAGAACTACTGAAATAAATGAAACTTTTAGAATTAATAAGATTGTTGTTTTCGTAAGACCAACTGCGAAATCTTATCCAGAATAGTGGTTAAAATAAAAGATGGAGTAACTTTTATCTATTCGATAGGTGGATTTTCTATTCTTCAAGCAATTAAAACAAATTCTCGTATGTTAGATAAAGATATAACTATCACATCTGGTTCTGATGGTATTCATTCAGGATTAGATGATCCTCACCATCATGGAGACGCATATGATGTCCGTTCTCATGATTTAGATGCAGTAACTAAACAACAATTTTTAGCTAATTTAAATAATTTATTACCGAGAGATAAGTTTTATTATATTTTAGAAGATAAAGATAAAGATAATGAACATTTTCATATTCAAGTTAAAAATGGAATAAAATTTACAATTCAAGATTATTTATCAGCGTGAAAGGAGTGAATTAAATGCCTGGTGGAAGTGTTGTACAATCAGCTTCAATTGGTCCATCAAATCCAACTTCTATGTTTGGTAATCCAGCTACATTTACGGCCGCTGCTAACACACAGGCTAGTGACTATGATAGAATTATGCAGCAATATAGTAATTTGGCTAAAAGTTATGCTATTAATCCAATATCTGCTAATCCAATATCTTCCAATAATGTTCAAGCTCAGGGTAATATATCTCCTTCTGCTGTAAATTACAATCAAATTAATCCACAATTATCTCAATATGAACAGTCAGAAGATGTAACTGGATCATTAGCTAAATTATCAGATTTAGCGGCAACAGGTGGATATTCAGCGGGTGATATTCAGAATATTAGAGCAAGAGATATTTCTCCTATTCGTTCTATTTATGCTAATGCTCAACAGAATACTGAGCGTGCTAGAGCACTAGGAGGTGGATATAGTCCTAATTTTAATGCTGTACAATCTCAAATGGCTCGTGATGAAGCTAATAAAATAGGAGATGTGACTACTGCTGCAAATGCTGGTATTGCTCAAAACGTAGTTACTAATAAATTGGCAGCGGCACCGGCTTATGCTTCTGCATCTTCTAGAGCTAATGATGCACAAACAGCCGCAGACCAGCGTAATGCTGACATAATCAATCAAATTAATCAATTTAATACACAAGGTTATTCACGAGCTAATGAACTTAATGCAGCAAATCAATCACAAACTAATCAATTTAATGCTTCTATGGCAGCCTCTAACGCCGAAGCCAATACTAATAGAGAAATGCAAGTTAATCAATTTAATACACAAGCTGCTTTAGATGCTGCTAAATCTAATAGACAAGGTGCTATGGGAGCCATACAAGGTCAAGCATCATTATATGGAACTACTCCAGCTCTTACGAATCTTTTTGGAAATCAAGTAGTACAGGCTGGTCAATTAGGTCAAGGTCAGCAACAACTCAACAATCAGAAAATGAATGTAATTGGCAATTTTGGACGCTAAAATGAGCTTCATGAATTCTCTCTCCTCAAATCCTTCCGGTTCTGGAATCTATGGTCAGCCTAAACAAGAAACTGATGATGATGTTCTAGAACTCGTTAATCAATTACGTGATAGAGAAATGAGAGATTTTAAAGATAAATCTAATTTTATGTCTGATTTATCTTTAAAACAAGATAGAATTAGACGTATATTTGATGCTGAGCAGCAGTCTCAAAATCAGCAACAACCTCAAATGAATAATGTCGTAGCTAAAGATCCTAATCAGATGACTGGTTATGAAAAAGGTCAATTAGGAATTAGACAACAAGAAGCAAATATTGATAGCCAGAGATTATCTCAACAGGGAAAGTTAGGACAAAGAGCTTTAGATATTAAGTCTCAGCAAGCTGACTTAGCTCAGCAAAAGAGTGATCAGATAAATGCTAATAAGCAGGCTGATATGGAACGTAAGATTAATGAAGCCAATCAGAAAATACAATTAGCACAGCAAGCGCTGGAACAAAAAACAGATAATGCTGAAGCTAGATTACAAACAAATAGAGATTTAGCTGCTGCTATGGAAGAAAGACATAAATTAGAATTAGCTCAAAAAGATCATCAATTTCAGATAACTAGCGAAGAACATAAAAAAGCTATGGATATTGCACAGCAGAAGATCGATCAATCTGGTGAATCTGAGACTACAACTGAAATAAATGCTGATGGGACTAAGAAAACTGTAAAAACTACAAGAGGTTCTAAGAAGAGAGTTGCTGTTATTGGTCCTAATGGAGAATCTGGAACTATTGAAGAAGGTGATACTCTTCCATCAGGATGGAGAATTAAATAATGGCTCAATTTCCTAAATCATTTATACCTGATGAAGATGAAGAAGATCAATCTGTTCCTAAATCATTTATTCCAGATGAAGAAGAAGAGATTAAATCTTCTGCATTTTCTAGAATTAAATCTGCTTTATTACCTGGAGATAAACTTGATGTTACTAAGGCTATTCCTGCTCAAGCAAAGCAGTTTTTAACTGAACATCCAAATTTTAATTTAAAAAGAAAATTAGATAAATTCTTAGCAGATGTAATAGTTGGAGAAAAGGATGATGAAAATAAATCTACACATCCATATCTCAGAAGACATATAATTAGTCAAGATCCTGGATGGGAATCTGTTCTTCCTAACACAGAAGAAATAGGAATTAAGCATGAACCTGATACGTATTTAGGTGGATTTACTAAAGGTCTTTATAATGAATGGGCTAGACCAATAGCTTCAGCCGCTGGCATCGGTGGTTTTATTGGTGGTGGAGAAGCTCCAGAAGTAGGAGTTCCTGATGGACTTCCTATTAGAGAACCAATACATAGAAATTTCACGAAATCAACGCCGCAACAAGATGCCGTTGCTATAGCATTAACTCGTGAGGGAGTTCCAAGAACGGCGTCGGAAATATCTTTAGAAACTAACATTCCTAAAGCATCAATTAGAAGGTCAATGAGTGATCTTCGTAAGCGTGGAGTTATATCTGAAGATGAGAAGACAGCTAATTATTTAGAAAGTAATAAACCATCAAGATTCAATAGGATAGCTCAAGAAAATATTGCTGAAAATAAAAGAACTCCAGAACAACAGAGAATGGATCAAGATCCCAGCATGTTTGCTGGTGAGTCTATTCGTCAACCTGAAGTTACTCCGCGTGATTTTGGTTATAATGAAAGGGATTCTTCTGGAGTTAGACCTGTTACTCAAGTTGAAGACTTGTCTATTAGACAGTTAAAGGCTGCTACACAAACATCTAAAGAACTTCCTATTCGTCAATCTCGTGAAATTCCTTATAGAACACAAGGCGATCTTCCTTCTGAAGTTCAAGTTAGAGAATTGTCAATTAGACAGCCTAAAGAGGCTATTAATAGAGCTGATGTTCCTAGAGAATTTGCTCTTCTAGAAGATGAAGCAGTTAATGCTCAACCTGAAAAATCTTCCGTTAAGAATTCTGAAGATATATTATATGATATTGCAAGAAATAAACAGAAAATGGGATTGGATCTCCCTACCGAATCTAAAATTCAAACTTTAAGAGAAAATAGAATAAAGACTATATTTGATAAAGAATCTGCAAAAGAATCTATTAAGAAATCTGAATTTGTTAATCCTTTTGAGAAGAAAACTGAAGAAATTAACAAAGCTAACGTTCCTAGAGAATTTGTTCTTCCTGAAGATGAAGCTGTTCATAATGCTCAATCTTCAACTAAAGAAGTCAGAAATAGTGATGATATCTTATATGACATAGCTCGTAATAAACAGAAGATGGGATTAGAGCCTCCTGAAGTTAAGCCTGATGAAGATATTCAATTCATGAAGGTCCCTATTAAAGGACAAGAACGACCTAATATTGCAATGGGAGGAGCTGATCCTAAAGTATTAGATGTTATTGGGACTGCACTATATACTAAACCTCGTCCATTAGTGACTGTTAAAGAACTGCTTCAAAACTCATTTGATGAACATAGAATTATAGGACAGACAGAACCTATTCATGTTGTTGTTAATAGACATATTGATATACCTGGAACTAAGGACAAAGGATCAGCAATAATTGTAAAGGATGCTGGTCGTGGAATGACGTCAGAAGAATTATATACTATATTCACTGATGTTGGAAAAACTGGTAAAACTGGAGAAGAATCCGCATCGGGTGGGTTTGGTTTTGCTAAAGCGGCACCGATGCTATCCGGTAAGTATGTTCAGGTTGAATCTATTGTTAGTGAAAAGGGACAGAAAGTTAAATATAGTTTTGAGGGAAATCCCTCACAAATGAAAGATCAAATTAAAGGAAATAAATTAAATAGAGAAATATTAGATCCCAATGAAAAAACAGGACTTATAGTTAAGACATACTTTGATAATGATACATCCGCATACGGTGTATCAAATTATGTTAAAAATGTAACTGAAAATTCTCCATCTATCACATCTCCTGTGCATATTGCAGAAAGCTATAATTCTGAATTAACAAAAGAATACCTTAAAGGAAAAAATAGAACAGCTTCAACTGATAAATATATGGAAACTCGATTAAAAGAGATGCAAGATGCAGTAACAGTTCATACTGCTAAATCTCCACAACCGATTCAGGATAAAATTAGTATTCCTGGAGCTGATATTGATATTCATTATGAAAATAAACCAAATGCTACAACAGATAGATATAACTTACATTTCTTAAATAAAGGAATGTATCAGGATACTGGAGCAGGATATTATGGATCTAATATGGATGGAGTTCCTAAAAATATTGTAGCTAATATTCGTGCTACTGTAGAAGAGGGAATGGATGATTATCCTTTTGGAGCTAATCGAGAACAGATTAGTACTAAAGTAAGTAGGGCTATTAGTGAATGGGTTAATAAGAATATAGTTTCAGGAGCGCAAGAGAAGAAAAAGAATAAATTAATAGATCTTTATAACTCTTTAGCTGATTTTCCAAATCTTCCTGGAATGATACGAAAAGGAGTGATATTTGATGCCGGTGAGAGATTAAATTTTAAGGAGAAAGCAACATTCTATACTAATCCAACAGTTCAAAATGTAACTAAGCATTTTGATCAGATGCTTGAAGATATTGTTAGCGTTGTGGATTCTAGTTATGAAAATAATGAACGAGCAAATAAATTAGAGGCAACTGGATTATTACTTAGTGATGAATCTACTTTAGGCATTTATATACCAAATCCAAAAACCAGGGGAGCTAAATCTACAATTTTAATTAATTGGCTTCAGCCAATAGCTACAAAAAATCCATATGATGCCGCTCTAACCAGCACTATAACAGCTTTACATGAAGCAGCTCATATTTCTTCAGCAAAAGCTATAGGATTTTCATTAAAAGATTTGAAAGGAATGGATGATCCTAGAATAGGGAAATTTCTTACAGAATTCTTAAAAGAATTAGATGATCAAGGTGGATTAAATGCTAATCATGATATGGATTTTATTAAACGATTAGGTGAAATATTTACACAATATGGTCCTTCAGAAACCCTTGATGCAGCAGAAAGATTACATGGCCTCATCACAGACGGAACTGGGAAATATAGTTCAGACGTTCAGAAATTATTACACATCTATCAAGAATCAAGGGGGAGAGCAGAAGTTACAGAGGATTTTCTCAGCTCAATGGGAATTAAGTCAGAAACTCCCAGAGGGGGAAAGAAGAATACTCCAAGCGATGATAAATCAGATGGAAAAGGAGCTTCTTCAGCCGTAGATAAACTCTTCAACTCAATGGGTAAAATTAAAGAGAATAGAGTACAACAAGATATTATTAATAAAACTGAAAGGGTACGTCGTTTTGCTGCTTTTAAAGATGTTGAAGATGTCGGAGTTTCCGGAGCCGCTAAGAGTCTAAGTAAATTAAAAGGAGAATTTGGGAAGATTGAATTAGAAAAATTACGGATGACTCAACCACAAGCTGATAGCTTATTTACAGCAGTTAAACGAGCTAAAATTACGGAAGGCGAGAAAGCTCGTGGTTATACAGCTCTATTCAAGCTTCTTAATGGAGAAGAACTTCCACAAAGTAATGAGTTAAGAATTTTAGATGATGTATTTGGTAATGGATTTGCTAGTAGAATTGTCGAAATGCACGGAGGAATTGGAGCTGTTAATTTAAAATTAGCTAAAACAGCTAATACTATGAAGGCTATGATGTCATCTACAGACTTATCATTTCCTTTAAAGCAAGGTATTGGATTTATTCATAAATCAGAATGGAGAAATGCAGTCAGAGAGCAGTTAAAATATTTTGCTAAACCAGAATATTTTAAGGCTGCTATGGAATCTATTGAAGATAGACCAAAATATCTTTTGGGTAGGGAATCCGGCTTATTTTTAGCAAAGCCCGGAGGACTTATTAATGGTGAAGAAGCATTTATGAATAATTATGTTGGTGATATTCCTAAAGGAATTAAGGGTTTATATATTCAAGATATTGTAGATGCCTCTGAAAGATCATATATTGGAGGTCTAAATAAATTAAGATCGGATTTATTTGATAATCTTACAGAACTTGCCGAGAAAACTGGAAATGAAGTTTTTGTTAAAAAACAATTAAGAGATGCTAAAGGAAATTATATATTAGATAATAATGGCAATGTGCAAACAATAAAGATACCAACTAAAATAGCTGAAGATATCGCTAATTATATTAATGTATTTACTGGTCGTGGAAAATTAGGAAAATTAGAACCTATTGCTACAACATTAAATACATATTTCTGGTCTCCTAGATTATTATCATCTCGTTTAACTGCTCTCAATCCTAAATTCTATATGGATTTAGATCCATTTACTAGGAAAGAAGCAATCAAATCAGCTTTTGCTGTTGCTGGAGCTAGTACTATAATTAACACTCTTGGAACTTTAGCAGGTGCAACCGTAAGTTATAATATCTTAAGTTCTGATTTTATGAAGAGTCGTTTTAATAGTGGAAATGTTTTAGATCCTAATGGAGGATTCCAGCAGCCTATAGTCTTAGCGGCTAGAATTCTAAATGAAGTAAGTAGAATGGGACATGGCAAGAAAAGAGCTTACAACGAAAAAAGTATTCCCGAACTGATTTGGAATTTTGCTACTAATAAATTAAGTCCTATGGCTGGTTTAGGATATGATCTTGCTAGTACTAAACAGTTTAGTTCTGGTGGAAATTATATTGATAGATTTGGAACTAATAAAAATATAGCTACCGAAACGACAAAACGATTTGTATCCATCTTCTCTCAGGATATGTATAATGTTATGATGAGCGATCCATCATTTGCTGAAGCTATTGGATTACCTCCCTTAATGTTATTAGGAGCCGGAGAACAAAATTATCCTGAGAGAAAACAGAAACCCTCAGTATTTAAAAAGCTTAGACCTTAATTAACTTTCATTCTTCTTACGTTCAAACAATAATGGATATCCAGTAAATCTACTAATAAGCCAACAAAGAATAAACATATGAATACCTTCTAATATCACAAAACCCATGATAATGTTTCCAACAACGGCTTCATTCATCACTCTTCCCTCCCTACAATAACTTCAGCCAAGGTTTCGAGGTAAACAATCTGATCAATAGCTTCTTCAATAGCCATATTAATAAGTCTTAAAGCACTACTATATATTAGATTTCCTCCATGCTCTTCCTGCCCCTTCCGATATTTTGCATCAACTTTAGAAGTGAAGTTAGTCTTAATTCGTTTAAGATGTTCTTCTTGTTCTTCGGTCATTTTCATTTTCATCTTTTCTCTCTTTCTTCTATCACTTCCACTTTATCCGCTAATCCTAAAAGTTCAACTAACCTATTAAGATGCTCCATTTCTATATCTCTATGAATTCCAGTTTGATAAGCAAGTTTATCATTAACTAAAACTTCAGTTCTGTAATTTCTACATGCAATCACTTGTATTTTTATCATTTCAATTTTCCACTATTTTGTGCTCGGAATTTCATCAAATTTTCTTTTGGTTGCCCAGAAAGCTTTATAAGCCAATCACTGTTATTCCCAATTCCTATTTTTTCTCTCTTAATCCAACCCATCTCCATTAAAGTATCAATTATTTTGTCTAATATCATTGTGTCATAATCCCCGTAGCCTTTAATTAATAAATCTTTTCTAAGAAGATTATTTTCATCTGCAGTAATTAAATGATCAACTACACGTTTTGTTTGAGCCGCTAAGGGATCTAATCCTCCACCTGAAGCAGCTTTCTCAGATGCGTAAATAAGAGAGGAAACTTTCTGTATAGATTCTACGATATCAGATTCAATTATAGTTGTGTTATTTTCATATCTAGCTAGGCATAAACACATAGCAATTTTAAGAACATGATCTGGGACTCTATTTACGAAACCTGTCCTATCATTATATTGATGTTGTTCATTCCTCCACACTTTTCTCCACGAATTAAATGCGTGTCTGGCGGCTTCGTCTGGTATTAGCCTAGCTTTATTAACAGCTATCTGAACTAAATGAGGAGCATATTTTGGAATTATGTAATTTGTAAATCTATCCTCATCAACACTTTCTTTTTCCGAATCAAGCAAATCGACATCTTTGGATCTTTTCTCCTCATATATGACAAGATTTCGTCCAATATATCCTCCTTCAATATTAGGTTGCGGGATACTATCATAGAAGTGCGCTGGAGACGAACCAAAGAGACATGTAATGTATGGTTCTTTGAGTTTTTCGGCGCCGTCACCTTTCAGAAGATTTGTCCAATTTGTATTATAATTTCTATCATATAAATCAGTTAATATCGTAAGGGAGTCAGGATCTTGTATAATAGCTGTTGATAATTCTCCGTTTACAATAAATCCTCTACTATCAGTTATAACTGCTTTACCCTGCACACTTCGCGTAGTTGCGAGTTCTTTTATTATCGCTTGTATGCTTGAACGGCCTGCTATAACTCTTGTATTGTCTGCTGCTATTACTAATCGTTTTGCAAGATTTACCGGGAAACCTTTTCCTAATCCAGACTCTCCCATTAAGATAACATAAATATTTGGATAGTATAATAGATTTCCTTTTAATGTTCTTAGCGTATATGAGTTTGCAGCAACGGCTGAAATGCAACACATTAAAGACCAATAAAGCCACGATTCGGGTGTTTCAACAGCTTGATGTTCTTGAATAAGATCATCTATCCAAGATAATCCTTTCACACATGCTCATATGGTTTGAAATTTTGTTTTATTATAACAATTAAAGCTTCTAATTGCTCTATTGTAAATTCTCCATCTAATGTTATATATTCAGAGTTAATAATCCAATCTAAATACTGTAAACATTTATTTTGTCTCCATTTAAGACTACCATCCTCAGTAATATACTCCTTTAAAATTTCTCTAGCTTTATCATAAATCATGATGCATACTCATTTAATTTGAATAGAAGTTTATGATAAAGTTTAAATTGAATAATCTCATCTTCAAGAATTGGACTTGATGAACCAACAGCGTTAATAAGAATTTTTAATTCATCTTTAGTAAATTCTATGATTATCTTATTAACGTCTGCCAATCGCTCCTCTTTCAAGAGCTAAATTATACATCTTCTCAAATTCGGATGATGGAAAATTAGTTCCTACTACTATAACATGAAAATTTGAAATGAAGAGAAATTCATTTATATTTTTTACATAGAACCATTGCTCAGGAGATAAATTCTGTGAGCGAGAATAACGATAAGCTTCTTCTTTATTGTTAGCAATAAGGCAGATTTTAGTCATATTCTATCTGCTTCCTTAGTGGCTGCAGCCCAAGCTATCATCTTTTCATCTGTCATTCTCACTCCTTCCCACTAAAAATTTTACTTTTATTTACTTTCTTAAATTCTGCATAATTTGTGTTAGATATTTCCACTTCACATGGTATTATAAGATCTATATCTCTTTTAAGAGAACAATATACTCTAAAATTTATTGGCTTCTCCATCCATTTAACCATAAGCCTCGCATAATTCTCCCAGTTGTTTTCTGGAGCTTGTAATGTGAGAGAATCATGTTTTTCCTCCGCCCATAAGACTTCGCTATCTCCATTTAATTCTTCATCTATTTTCAGTGCGGCTCCCTGAATTAAATGAGCTACGGTTCTCTGTGGAATATTAGCGTAAGCTTCTTGATATAAACTATCATCCATTCTACCATTGAATATCCTAACCCCACCCATAGGATCGATAATAACACGAGAAGAATTGATAGCATCTTTAATATCAGAATGAAATTTGCCCTTAATTTTGGGACTTGCTGCATGAAATAAATCAAGCATTTGTCCTGCTTTCCATTCTGATATATCCATAGGAATTTCGAATTTCTGAGCGTTTGTATTGAATTCTGTCATAAGTCTACGTTTTTTCATGTCATAATTACCAGCATGCCTAATTATTTTACCGGTAAATCTTTCAGGACCATCTTTAGGAAGTTTATCAATTATTGGATGCAAAAAATCAATTCCGAGTTCTAGTTTAGGCGTATAACCAAACATTAAACCAGCCGTTCGCCTATGTATATCTATCCTATCAAATGCTGCTAGCAATTCCCAGTCTTCTGCTAGAACAGCCACAACTCTAGCCTCAGCTTGTGAAGCATCAACTTGGATAATAACCTTTCCTTCATCAGCAATAAACATACTTTTTATATCTTTTCCTAATCGTCCGTGGGCGGAGATTGTGTGATCGGCAAGTCCAATTTTTTTTGGTCTGAGAGGTTTTTTAAGAATCCCCGTAGAAGAACGGCAAGTCTCAGTTGCTGAAATATTGTAAGCTGATTTGCATCTACCATCATAGTCAGGACAGAAAGAGATTTGACGACTTTTTTGATCTCTAATTCTACGCTCTTCGAGGACATTATTAAGAATTTCTTTTTGTTCTTTCTTTTTTGTATTTCCAAGAAGAGCAACAATAGAATCTTCACTTGTAGGATTGCGTTTACGAACTTTAAATTTCATAATTTTATAAAGAAGCTCAAACATTTGTGGATAACTTTTTACATTAATTTCTTGACCTATCTGCCCACAAAGTTTTATATGAATTTCTTCTTGCATCTTTGTATATTTAATTTTTAATTCTTTTTGACGTGCTAAATCAACTCTCTTACCTGTCATTTGAAATTTTAAATATAATTTATGTTTCTTCATCATATAATCATAATAATATTCTTTGAGCGGGACAGAAAACCTGTCAGCTAATTCTATTAAATCAACTTCTTGAGCTTCATCTACTTCAAATTCGATAGCGCAATCTCTTGCATTGTATCTAAGAAAGTTCTCAAACTTGAACTTACCAAGCTTAAATTCTTTTCCGTCATCTTTATAGTATGGTTCTCTTGTCCATAACGAACTAACAACACACAATCGTTTGTCGGGTAATTCTGGAAAAATAACTCTAGTTTTAATGAGTGTATCAGACCAAACTTTTGGTGTACTAAATCCCACAAGTCCAAGTTTATATTCGTCATACATGAAATTGTGTCCAATGATTTTGACTCTTCTGAGCTGCTTGTCAATTTCCCTCCAACATTCATCTAACTCATTATCTCCCATATCTGTAAGATTGTTAGAGCCAATGCTACGAAGAAGAGGAATAGAGATAGCATGTTGTTTGTTGAAAGCGAAGCCAACACAAACAGGAATACAATTGATAGATTCAATATCAACTGCTGCTTTATCGAGCTTTTCATATTCACGGAAGAACCTATGAACATCAAGAGAGTTGTGTGCTATGCTTAGAGTTCTCTCAGGTAATATGAGAATCTTAGTTAATGATTCTTCAGCGGCTCTAATAATATCTGCCTCAATAAGCTTTGTATATACCCAGCTTAATCCACCTGAAGATTCTTCGCTGTTTGTATGAGATAACAGAGTGGCTGGATGAATAGTTGGAACTACTTTTGTGATACCATCTCTAGCAAGTAAAATAGATCCTCTATAATTTAATATTCCTGAAACATCACAAACTGCCTGAAGGGCTAAATCTCCAACAGCAAGAATACAATTTGGATGAAGTTTATTAATCTCATTATCCCACAGCTCCCGCATTGATTGACCAATATCTACTCCTATTAAATGAAGTTTCTTAAGATCATTTAGGGGAGGACGATATTTGATAACGTTTGTTATATAACAATCAGAGCGTCTTATTCCAGCCTTAAATAAAAATCCATCTAACATCTGTCCTGTTGGACCTACAAATGGAATTCCCTGTTCATCCTCATATTTACCTGGCGCTTCTCCTAAAATAAATAATTTAGGCTCCACAGAGCCAATGCCAGAAACGTAATTAGACAATTTTAGTCTATCTCAATTAAACTCTGCTCTTTTTGTTTCTCTCTAATAAATTCCAATGCTTCATACATATATTCAAATTTCTCAAGTTGTTTTTCATGAGTCTTCAACCATTTTGCTATTAACAAATCCTCAGATATAGAACCCAAGCTACGCTTGAGGATTTTAGATGTCATATTTAAAGTCCAATCATCAGTAGATAAAAGTTTAGAACGATGAAACTTATATGTTTCTTTTGCTTTTATTATCCACTTTTGCTGCTGTTTTTCACTCATTCATTCTCCAAATGGTGCTCCAGGTCAGAGTCGAACTGACACCTTGAAAGCTTTTAAGGCTTTTATCTCTGCCAATTGGATTACTGGAGCCAAAGAGTACTAGGATGTTTAACGAATGGTTGCGTTTCTATATTGTCTTATTTTGTCGAACGGCTTTAACCTTTCGGAGTCCGTCATAATTTGTTGTGCATTATTCAACAGAATCCTAGTGGAATAGAAACTAATTGGCCGCTTCTTATTATCGTCCTAGCGGCCGAAAGGACTATTTGGCTTCATAGGCTACTAGAGGCTTTTATGGCTTTCGCCTAACCGTCTTCGCCAGTATGCCAAAATCTAACTCATAAACTTAGAGCATCTTCTACCGAATTCATCATATCATATAATCTGTACTGTAAACAATTTAGCTTCTTTTCAACTCATCGGTTTAAAGTCAACTATGTCATTAAACTCGTTTCCCTTGTTACTCTTTCCGCGCTTCACATAAATCATAAGCTTATGCCCTACTGTTTGCTCGAACAGTTGAGTGCTCAGCTCATAGCCTTTAACGGCATCATATGGTAATGCAAGTGTCTTCCATAGACTTTTACCAAATCCTAATGCCTTCTCATTGAATAGTTTCTGACAGCCTACTCCTTTACCGGGACCATCAATAATCTTAAACCAAAAAATACAATTAGTAGATTGATCTGTTTCCGCCTCTTTCTCTTTGTATTCAGTGATTTCAGCCGGATGCCAGCCTACTTCTACAAGATCGCCACGTTTCAAGTCGTCTGGTGTGAGAATTGCTCTCATTATTGTTTTTCCTTGATTGTTGTTGATTGAATTTGTTAGCAATTATTAGCTAAATTAACGGCTTCAATAGCTCTCTGAATTATAGATAATTGATTAAATAAGTATTCTCTCCTTTGTTTAAGTTCATAAATAATATGTGATTCATTTCCTAATTGGCCAGCTTGATTAGCTTGTGCATAATATGTTTTAGTCCCGTCTTTAGCCTCTTCGCCCATTTATACCTTCCATCTTGTCTCCGCTGTGTTGAATGGATTGCTCAAGTTACATCCTGAAGATATTTGATTTTTTAATTCTTCTTCAGTTAATTCCTTTTTAGGTTCAATACCTCTACTCTTATCAATGAGCTCCGCCCACACATGATAAAATAACCTATCAGTGATATCAAATTCTTTGACATAATCTCCTAGCAACGGTGACTTAGCATATTCATCACCAACAGCTTCAGTATTTACTATATACTTTTTAGATGCTTTACCACCACTATAATCAGATTGCTGAGAAAAATGATAAATTTCTGTGAATGAGCCAGGAACCATTGAGGCAACTTTAGAACCATAAGAGACTATTGGATTAGTTCTAATAACTTTCATAGAACTTCCACTTCCCGATAAACTTACAGATGACAGAGGATGTGCTGTCCAGATGACATGACAAGGGAGTCTTTTAGAAATATCTATACACTGACTAACGATGCTAGTCTCGACTTTATATTCATCCCAATCTGGTAGAACGTCTTTAATCTTCTTTTTAAGTTTAGGATCTTTTCCAAAATTCATAGACCAATTAACGGCTCCGGCTGTCATGAATGTGATAGAATCATTAATGATTGCAAAATAACGACAATCACTTGTGAAATCTATTAATTTATTAAGATACATATTCGCATTATCTGAGCCATAGACATCATATTCAATATTATCTAAAATTTTCTTAGCTAAACTTCCAAATCGTTTTTCTGTGAAAAATGTAGTTAGTTCTACTGGCTTACTTTTATCCCAGTATGCTAGATATACTGGTCCCTCAACAGCAAAAGATGCAGCAGCTAATGTCTTGCCAAAGCCGGGAGAAGATTTAAATAGAAAAGATATATTATTATCTGGTGTGATTTGTGAGGCTTTCATCTCTTTTTTTCTTCTGTAAGATGTAAAGCTAATGTTATCACTCTATTTGGAGTAAATGAATTATTACATTCAGGACAATCAAAATAAACTTGTATTACTCCATGTAAATCTCTAATTTCATTAAGTCTGTTAATCATTTCGTCAATTGTCATAACTCATCCTCTTGTTTTTCTTGTGCTTGTTGGATTGTTTGCTGTAGACGTTCAGATAATGAGATAGGTTCTTTTCTCTCAAATCCTACAAATGATTTATTTTGCTCTGTTGTTACTTGAGTGTATCCTTCTGTTGTAGTAATTCCAATTTCTTCAAGTTTTATATCAACTTTTTTAGTTTTATGACAGGCATCACAATGAGGTTTAGCTAAACGAAGAGAATATTCACTTAGAATGAAAACTTCTTCACATCTCCAACAGATAGAACGTTTTCCAAGAGCTAAAACAGGATTAATTTTATTAGAACAATCTGGCAATGCACAGAAAAACACAGCATTCCCAGATTTATAAATTATTCTTTTATATTTATGGACATGTTGTGTTTTTGTCAATTTTCTTCCTGGCTTCCTTCTCCACAATTATTTGTTCAATTAAATTAACAATCATTTGATCAATTGTAGGATAGTAATTAATGTTCAAGTTTATTATTTTCACTTTGCCATCTTTCTATATTGTTTCATGTATTGTGTATGATAAATCGCACAATCTTTGCAACGTGATGGACCATGCTAGACTCGAACTAGCAACCGTTCGATTATGAGCCGAATGCTCTGCCTTTGAGCTAATGGTCCAAAAAGGCGACTAAACTGCGAGGTAACGTCTGCATTTAGCGACAATTGACACAAGCAGTCTAGTCTATTCTATTCAGTAGCACTACTGCCCTTCCTACCACTTTCGTAAGCATGAACGGCTTGCTGAATAGAAATTTTAATTTTGATCCTAAACTAATATATTTCAATTATATTGTTAGTCCAGAAAAATGGTCTATTATATCTAAACATTTTGGCTCTAAATGTTATTTTCATTATTCAATTCCTAATGTCTTTGTAACATCCCAAGGTGTCTGTAATACATATTCATTTTCTAATTTGTTATCTTTAGCATCTTGTCCTGAACTATCACAAATATTATAATATTCACATAATCTATTGAACTTATTGCAGCTTGTAGGTTTTTCAGGCCAATAATCTTCAGCTACGCAAATTAAATATTCATTTAATATCATTCTCGTAAGATTGTTTTTCCAATCTGCTATATAGATTGGATCATATGAAAGAGGAATACGTTTAAATTTATCCTCGGCAGATTTTGTTTTTTGTAAGCCTATTCTATTAATGACAATATAATTAGATTCTACAGCATTACAATAGTTGATAAATTGATTAGATTTTCGTAATAGAAGAGAATCCCGTGAAAATGTTTTATGATCTATTGGAAGCCGTTCGTAGCTAGCGTTTCGACCTATTCCACGGAAATTTACAAGCAAATCTATCTTACCGCTGATAATTATGCGAACAGTATCATCAGAGAACAACTCGTATGCGAATGGGGTTTCAACGGTTAATATTTCTAAACAATTCTCATCCTCGGCTCTCCAATAATCACATGATTGCTCAACGGCCGAACAAATAATTAAGACATCTTCCGGTTCCGAATTTGATTCGTCAGGATTAGAATTGACCTCTCTAATTTTCATTAAACAAGCTTGCATTCTGTCGTTATAATGTTCTCCGCTAGCTAACATACTGAAATATACGCCTAATCCTTCGTGTGCTAAAGTTCCTAAATCTAATGCTTTAGCTTTGTGAACTATAGATAATCCTCGATTATGATTATGCCTAAAATTATATCGGGCAGGACAAGTTTCAAAAAGATCTATCTTAGATGCATCTAATATGATATTCACCTTTGGTGATTGTGTGATTATGTCAATCATACTCTTTCCATTCTAAAATGAGAATCATAATCTTCCCAATTATCTCTATCATTTTCACTATTCATCTTGTCCTCTTAAATGAAAACTTATTTGTTTCATCTTTAATGTCAGCTTCATAATCTTCACCTTTTTCTTTAGCTTTATCAGCTTTGCTACGCCCAAGAGAATCTCTAGTTCCCTTACAGGCTGGAAATGTTTTACATCCCCAAAATACTCCAAATTTTCCTGTTCGTGAAATCATTGGACCGCCACAATCAGGACATTTAATTTCGTCATATTTGAAACTCATGATAAGAGCCCCGCATCAAATTCTGTTGTTAATGTTCTGATAATATCAGTAAGCTCTAATTGATCTTCGTAACGAATAGAACCTAATGAATATTGTGTATCATCTTCTGAATTTTCGTATCTATTAATGCATACAATATCAATATGATTAATATGCTTATCTAATCTAATTGAAGAACCAACGAACTTAGGTAAAGGATGAGGAAAGACTCTCCAGACTGCTTCAACCTTTTGTAAAAGACGAGCAGATTGTCTAATATTTAATGGAGTTTTTGTGTGATTATCACAAATGTATACTTCATCTATTTTTATTTCTATAGCAACTACGTGACGAGGAACAAATATAACATAGAATCCGTTGTTTCTGTACAATCTATTTAACACACCAAATAATGTAGGGCCTCCATCTAACTCACTAACATCAAATCTAAGTCTCTTAAGAGCTTCCTTAATATGTGCTGGCTGAACGGCTTTAATCTCTTTCCTTCCGCTAACAGCACTGATAACAGCCGCACACTCATCTGTTGATTTGCCTGTTAATGCAGACATAACAGCAGGACCACAAAATTGATTTAATCCAAAATTAATAGTTTTAAGATTTGTCATAATTTCCAAAAGTAAAAATACTAATTAAACAAACAACAATAATTGCAAGAATTATCATTTATTAATACCTTGTAAGTAATCTTTCACTTTTATAGAATATCTCATTTCATCATATTTCGATGAAAACATCCTTCAACTTATTCTTCGTTAGCTGAATTCCATGAACAAAATTGAAGATTTCTCAATAATTCTACTAAATATTTACTTTCCTCTTTAGAAAGAATATATCCATTTCTTTCTGCTTGGTGTATTTCAGTATTTATTTTTATAGCTCCTTCCAATCTGAAACTATCTGCTAATTCGATTAGTCGTGTTAAGAATTTCATAAACTCCAAGCCTTTCTTTCATTTCTTGAGGGAATTGATAGCTACCTTTTATAGCGACCATGCTTTTCGATCCTTAAAAATTAATATTTCTGCTAATTCTTTAAGAAGAGAAGATTGATTCCATTCAATTTGCTTATTATCTAGTGTAGCTGCTATAATACTTCTTTTTATTTCTACTAATTCACTAAAATATTCATCTATCGTTCCACTAGCTAACATATATGTGATAGATACATTATTTAACTGACCAAATCTGTGAAACCTTGCTTCAGCTTGTTCTTCATTTGCTGGATTCCACTGACGCTCTAAGATTATCGCATCACTACAAAATTGAAGATTTAATCCCTCTCCAGCCGCAAGAGTTGAAGCAATCATTAGCCTTTGGTTAGGATTAGACTTAAATTCTTCCACAAGCTTTGTACGAGCATTCCCATCCAATCCTGAATGAAGTGTTAATGGAGAATGAAAATTTCCTTCTTTACACCATATATCAAGTTGAGAACGTAATATCTCCATCACATCTTGATGATGCGTAAAAATTACTATTTTTCTATTTGTTGATAACAGAAATTCTGTAACAAAATCAACACATTCGGCAACTTTACTTATACCTGTTATGTGTCTAAGCTTGCTCATTATTGCTATTATACTAGTAGTTTTTTCAAATTCACTATCATCACTATATAACATATCATCTAATTCTTTCATAGCAACTGCATATGCTTTATTGAGTTTTCTATCTAATTCTACATGATGAAATTTTCTATCTATTGAAGGAAGGTCTTTGAGAACTTCAGTCTTTGTTCGTCTTATGATTATATCTTTAGTATCTTCATGAAATCTTTCAACGTCACGAAGTCCGCCAACTTTCTGACCCCAGCCATTAGCATAAGCATCACAATAATTATCTATATATTTCTGATAGTGTGGAAACAATGTTGGTTTTACAAGATTTAATACTGTGAAATATTCACCGGCATGATTCTTAATCGGAGTTCCGCTCATCGCTATTACATGCGGAGTTGTTCTAGCAACGTGCTGAACGGCCTTTGCTCTATCTGATAAGTGATTCTTGATTCGTTGACATTCGTCTATGATTATTGTTTTGATGGTTCCTTCTGGAAGCATATCAAATATGTCTTCTTTCTTTAACATATCATATGTGATTACATAAATTTTAAATCCTGGCATTGCTTTCTCTTTACCAGATTGTATAACTTGAGTTAGAAATCTCTTATCTCTTGCTCCGTTGCCACAAATACGATGAATTTCAAACATCCATTGAAGTTTAACTGTGGAAGGGCAGACGATTATTGCCGGCAACAATTTCTCTGAATGAAGACGTAAAAGAGATAGGCTCTCAATTGTTTTTCCTAGCCCCTGCTCGTCAGCAATTATGCAACGTACATCGGAAGCTTCAGCGAAACGGACTGCATCAATTTGATATGGTCTAGGTTTGCAACCGTCAGAAAATACAATGCTATCATATGAGTCTTTAGCGGCTGATAGAACTTCGCTATGTAAAATGTGATCACAAGCAAGTTTAATTATTAGAGTTTTACCAAGTTTTAGTCTCGAAGACTCGACTGCTATTTTATTACAGGTAGGACAGACTTGACGGATGATCTGTGTTAAACTCATCTTGTCAACTCAATAAAATCTTGTAGGTGTTGAGTTTTACATTTATATTTCTTACTTAATTCTATAATAATCGGATTAAAATCAAATTTAATCCAATCTAAAAATTCTTTTGGTCCGGTAGCATCTAATTCTCTAATTGTGAATAGTGTTTTAATCTCGGCATACTGACTACGTTGTCCTACTTCATGAATTGCTACTCTGCCATATTGTTTAATGACTCCATAAAGAATGTAGTTGTAGTAGTAGTTGTAGTTGTATTCGTTGTAGTTGTTGTTGTTGTTGTAGTTGTAGTAGTTGTTGTTGTCGTGGTCGCTGTTATTGTAGTTGTAGTCGTTGTTGTAGTTGTAGTTGTAGTCGTTGTTGTTGTTGTAAGCGTAAATTCCTGAATCGTTATATTTAACTATATGCGGACCCTCAATAATTTTATTCCACCTGTAATCTTGATATTCACTTATTAATGTGGTTGGATTTATACCTGATAGTCTCCAATTACGATAGCCTATTAGAGCTTCAGACTCTTTTATCTTCTCAAATCGTTTAAAATCTGGTAGGCACATTTTGTTTTATTCTTTCTTTTCAAAAGGATTGAATAGTCTAGGTTTGCAACTGTCTGGTTTTTCAGGTTCTTTTTGTTCGTTTATAATTTTTGTTTTGCTCTTGAACTTTCCGAGAATCGTTCCGGCTGACATCAGCTTCGCTGCATCTACTGAACTAATTCCAAGCTTTTCTAATTTAGCCTGAATTTTTTCTTGTTTTGTTAAACGTTTCTGTCTCTCCCGAACGATATTAATAGCATCTGTCGTTGTATCATCAGTATTTAGACTGCGAGCAAATCCTTTAGGTTTATTATCTCCATTTTTCTTTTTTAATATTTCCTTTTCTGCTTCATCTGCTGCATATATTCCAGCTTTAGCTTCCTTAGCTATTAAAGATAGTTTCTCTCTATATGCTCTAATTTCTAATAAATCCATATCTATTACATATTGATGTAATATATTTATATGTTTATTAAAAAAATCTGCAAATAATTGTTCTTCTGGAGTCATAGGCTTATCTCCATCAATAAGATGTTTAATCCTAATTTCTCGCAGGTTAGGATTATAAATGATAATATTAGACTGCTTACAATATTCACACCATCCATTATATTCCCCTAGCTCCACTAGACATTTATGACAAATCCAAGGTTTCAGCTTCAGCTTCAGCTTCGCTGAAAGACTGTCTCCGTCTCCGTGAATCTCCGTCTCCGTCTCCGTCTCCGTCTATATGAAAGCTTTTAGTGCTCAATTGAATGCTCAAACGTTTAACGGCTTCAGCATTCTCAGAGAACTAATCTCTGCTAATCTTCGTCTGGAAGTTTCTCTGCTTCAGCGACAGAAACGAACTTAATAGTTCGTGTTGCTTTCAGCAATGTTGCCAACTTGAATACAAGACTTGCAGGTATTTCTACCTCATCATATTCAATTTCATCACTTCCAGCCTTAACAGGAGCGCCCGCAGAACTGATGACGATTCGGCCGTTTTCCTGAATCTTTGCGTGGATTCCATAATGTTCAATGGTCAGCGGCTGATGAACATATCTCCTAACTTTTCCTTCATTCTTTTCATTTCTCAAATCGGGATTATTATGAAATGCAGGCATTCTAATTCTCCTCTGTTAGCTAGCGTTATCTATAACTTGCTACTGTGAAACTATCCCATTAATGTAATAGTTGTATTTGCCGTAGTTGTAATTGTTGTTGTAGTTGTTGTTGTTGTTGTAGTAGTTGCTGTTGTTGTTGTAGTCGTTGTTGTAGTAGTTGTAAGCGTAAATTCCAGAATTAGATTTTTTTATTGTATGTGGACCTTCTATTTTACTCCAATTGTAATTTCGATATTGCGCCTGGATAATTAATGAATCTCTTTTATTTCTCCATATTCTAAATCCAATTAATGGACTAGATTCTTTAATTTGTACAAATTCTTTGAAGTTTAATAAACACATTTTGTTTACTCAGCTTCGCTGCAGCTTCGCTGCATCTTCTCTGTGAATCACTGTGTCCGTGTCCGTCTCCGTGTCTGTGACCGTGTCCGTCTCCGTCTTCATTAGACTCTCCTATATTTCCATATGATATAGCAGGCTAGAAATTCTAATACCGTCATATAGATGAGAAATTCAATCATTTTGTTCTTCGCTGTGAATCACTGTGTCCGCCTCTGTGTCTGTCTCTGTGACCGTCTCCGTGTACGTGTACGTCTCCGTCTCTGTCTCTCCTGTAACACTTTGTTGACGGTTTGTCTGGATTTGAGGAATCGAAGCATACGAAATAATGAAAGTGATTCACAGCGTAACGAATGCTGTAATACCAAGCTGGATAGCTAATAACACGTTTGCAGAGAACACAGCGTATTTCAAAAGGATTTAATGATTGCAGGACGAGCGGCTGCGATAAAATGAGTGAGAACTTGCGGCTGATAGAAGGATAAATCTTGAGGCTGCCAGAGCCTACGCCTGCGATGTGATTGAGATTACTACGAGAACCTAGAATAATATGCTTAGACTTAATAAACTCTTCACTGGCTGCGCCAGAAAGGGCTATCAAATCTAATATTTGTTTCCTACTTGCTTCGTTGAACATTGTTTAATGCCTTGGGTTGTTTTTGGACGCTTTTGGTTCGTCTTGGGCGCTCTGGGGCGTTCTGGGGTGCCGGCTCTGCGCTGCTAACCTGTTGAGCCGTAACGCTTTAGGGCTAGTCTTCGTCAACCAATAGCATGCCCCGACTCAGAGTATAGCATACCTATCCCTCGGTGTCAAGTGTCCTATGTTGTGGACACCTCTTCTCTTTCTTTTATATATATAATAATATATATATAAAAATATATAAAAAAAGAATAGATAGTAAAAGTAGGGGAAAGAGTACGACCCCCCCTACTTGACACCCCCGCACGCAAATCGTCTGAAATCGCACGCAAACCCCTGCAAACGTTGAGGTTAGGTGCGGTTTCGGACGTGCGCCCGCCTGTGAGAGAGGTGTGAAAGCCTCCAAAAGCGTCCAAGAGCCTCCAAAAGCGTCCAAGAGCGTGAAGGGCGAAATACACGACTTTCTGTTTTTTCGCTTGACATACAAGCTTGGATGTGAGATAATTCTTTTGTCGGCAGTTACGCTGACAAAACCAAGGGGTAGAAAAGATGACTGCAAACGCCGAAACCGCCGCCGAGGCAAAAGAGGCCGCAATCAAGGCTCGCAATGTGGAGATGGCTGTGCGCGAACTTGAGCTAAACAAAGACAAGACTGGCAAAGGTCTCCGTTCTTTTTTGGGAATGACCCGCGGGCGAAATCCGCAGGAGATTCAGTACGAAAATTGGGACGATTCAAAGCCTGAGACATTGCCTGTCACACTATCAGAATTCATGGACCTACGCAAAGTCACGGACGAGAAAGACATCGTCCGGCGTCTGATTCTCGGCGACAATGAAGTGCTCTACACTGAGGCATCTGACCCTGTCGCCGAATTCCTGGAGTTTGATTGGAGTGATGAAGTCAAGAAACAATTCCGTGGCATCATAAGAAATTATGCTTCAGCCACTGGCATCTCAATCGAAGAAGCCGTTGATCTCATCAAGCCGGGAATCGTAGCGGCTCAGGTAAAGAAGTAAGAGACTCACTACTAGAATAGCCTCTCGTTTATGCTTCGAGCGAGCGAAGCGAGCGAGAGGCTATTTTTTTGCCTACACAATTCAATCAATCATTATTCCTCTCCATAATAATCAAGAGCAACCGTCTTCAGGTTGGTTCGCTGAGTTAGATTCTCTCTAATCCGTAACACTCCATAAGCTGATATAACTGGGATGAACTGTGAGCGGCCCGCAGTCTCTACAAGCTTGCAGGGAACACCAAGGATTGAATAGTGAGATGGGATAGTTCCGCAACTCTGACAGTGATGTCGGCTGGCGTGATTCAGACCTTGACAGATAGCACATTCATACATTTTATCATCTCCTAACACAGCTCAGTAATTGAGCGTGGTTAGATTCTCTCATATCCTGCCTAGGTCTGTCAACCCACAAAATGTAGTGACCATACTCCCATGAGCCACCATAGATTGTGGGTGGTTTAGTGCTTACAGTCCGGACCGTCAAACATGCGCTAACGAAGAATGTTAGATATGCGCTAATATAAAATAATATTAGATATGCGTTAATATAAAATAATATTAGACATGCGCTAACGAAGAATGTTAACAAAGAAAAAATAAAAATAAAAAATAATAAACTATCTGAAACGTTCACCTGAAGCTGAACATGCAAATTTACTAACGAAAAGCGCTTGACAACCTCACTAACTTCATGATACGATGTGCGATGAGGCGTCGTGTAAGAAAAGAGAATATACAATGATTATCAATGACAAAGACGCATTAAGAAGATTGGATTCTCCAATGAATCTTATAAATAAAATTAAATCTTCTTCTCCTCGAAGCGGTCCGCAAAGTGGAGCTATGAGTTTATTCGGAATAGGGAGAAAGAAAGAAGAAGAGATAAAAATAGTATCTAATTCAGCAGATATTTCCCTTAGAGAACCTCATACGACTCTCGACACGATTCTAGAAAATAATGAAAGTCAGATTAAACTTAGCCTTGCTCATGATCAAGCATTAGAATTATTAAATAATTCTGTTAGTCTCCTAGCAACAAAACTAGATGATATTCGTGCTGATAGACTTCCATCTGTAGTCAGTGCGGCTGGAAAGATTGTAGAGTCTATTCGTAAAGAACGTATTGCTAATCGAGGTAACGATAGTGAGCGAGAAGTTCATTTTCATTTCTACACTCCTCAGCAGAAGACTATTAGCGATTACGAAATCGTAGAAGTTCAATAATGAAATATCTTGGACAGACGACAATAGAAGTATTCCAAGCTGTTACACAGATTAACAGACCTAATGGACGAATAGCTATTCAGTTAGCTAATGGAAAGTATTTTGGAATAGGTCCTAGTGGAGTATCTCAAGAAGCTATTATGATAGGAGTTTGGGAAGAAGCTCTTTTGACTTCTAAAGGATTATTGTACGACGGTTCAGGCGATCCCTCATTTAATGGAAGAGCATATTTAAGAGTTCTTCTTTAACATGCCTGTCACGTTCACAGTGATTCACAGTCGATTCAGTCAGCGAAGCTGAACAGATGCTATCTTCAACTAAGCTTCTCCTCTTAGATGATGAAGTTAAACTTAAAAAACTTCACGTTGATGGAAAGACTTTTAGGACATCTGATAATAAACCTTTTCAGCAATTAAACATAACAGCCTTCAAGCTCTTTAAGAATTATCTCTCCGGCCAAGATATTATTCCATTTCTTAACTGGTCATCTCAGCGTGGCAATACATTACGGGTATTCTTCTCTATAAAAAGTTGGATAAATTTAGATCCTAGCTTCTACACACTAGAAGATGTTCACAAGTTTCTTGATCTTCTTCAATCTTACAATCTTTACTGCGAAGTAGTAATCTTTGCTGCCGCTAGGCAGACATTCGATAACGAGCACGAGCAGATTAACTTCTACAATCGAATTGTCCCAGCTTTACGATTACATGATAATGTCTTCTTAGAACTTGTTAATGAGAATGATGTATCTGTAAATAGCATTAACACTAATTCATTTAGCCGTCCGGCCAGTATCATATGCTCTCACGGTTCTAACGGTGGAGATTCCGACCCAGTAACTCCACCTTGGGATTATATGACATTCCATCTAGGTCGCAATAGTGAGTGGCCTAGAAAAGCTAAGAGTGCTAGAGAGTTTCAGGAAATATACAATGTTCCATGCACAAACAATGAAACTAATCGACCAGACCTTGCCAGTTACGATGAGGAAGATTTCTCTGATTGTGGATTTGTTTCCGCTATTCTTTGTGCTGGAGTTAATGCACATTCAGAGTCTCTCAAATATGCAGAGATTCCAACAGGTGATGAATTAAAATGTGTAGAGTCATTATTGAGCGCAGCAAAGCAAATTCCTGCATTTGTTCCATCAGGTTTATATAGTCGTGGTGGATTTAGTGATTTTCCAATGTATCATGATGATTCAGTAGCATTAAGATCGTTTGCTTCAATTATTGATAATAAAGCTTATGTTGTTCTTGTGCGAGCTGCAGCTAACAATCCTCGACAGGCTGTTAACGGCTGGCATATTGTAGAGAATAATAAGAATTTTTATCTTTTAGAACGATAGTCTGACAATCTTCAGCGGAGCTGAGAGATGCAATTTAAAACTCTTCTTCAGAGTAAAACTTTCTGGCTTAATCTCATTTCAGTAGCTTATACATTGGCTACTGGAAATGTAGATGCATTGAAACCACTTCATTTGGATGATCGTACTACAATAATGTTAGTTGGTACAATTAATATTATTAATAGAATTTGGTTCACTAACTCAGCAATTAATGGAATAATTAAATAATGACAACTCCAGCTGCTGCTATGACAGGAGTTCCATATGATTTACAAACTGCTGCAACTACAGGCAATGGAAATGTTTTAGCTATCCCTCCCAGCTTTAGACATCATCGATTAACAATTAAAGGTATTGCTACAGTATCAACTGGAGCCGTTCAACCAGAAGCTGCTGATGAATACGATTATGCTGGGACATGGGGACAAATTGGCGGCGGTCCTATTACAGTTCTTGATGCTGCCGATATAGTTGTTAATTTTGAAGGTACATTTAATTTTATTCGCGTTAGAGTTTCTACTGATATTACAGGCGGAGGTTCTGTTAGTGTAAGTTATTCCGGGGCAAGATAGTGTTTACATTAACAATAGCAGATTTTAATTGGTCAATCGAATTTGAAACTGAAACTAAGCCTCCGATGATTAATTCAGCTATAAATACTTTTATCCAGCAAATAGTTGCACTTCACGGTCAGTCCGCCCTAATAAAAATAAGTTTTAATAATAATATATTTAAAATTGAATTTGTTGATGGTCGAACCTGGAAAATTAAAATTCTAACTTTTGACTCAGATTCAAATGTAATTTATTTATTAAACAATACCGATCAATGGCTTAGAAGTTTTATTCTTGGGTTTCTTACTCCAGTGACTAGTAGTTTAATGTCAATTCATTCAACATATCATATATCGAAGTTCGCAATGACTCATCTGTGAGAGAGTGGGACAGAAAATGATTTGCATTCAATCACTGATATTGAGTCGGAGATTAAAACTCTCTATTCTATTAGTTAGTTTGTCAGTGGTGTTAACGGCTCAAGGAACAGGAACTCCATCAACATTAAGAATATTAACAGATGCCAATAATTATATCTTAGTTTCTTCACTCGAATCAACGCTGCCGCTTTCACAGCCAACTGTATTCAATAATGCAAGAATTCGTACAGATGCAAATGGATATCTAATTGTTACTGATGGTGCTAGCGGTGTTGGATTTGCTCCTAATAATGCAACCTATATTACACAAACTGCTAATTCTGGATTATCGGCAGAGCAAGCATTAAGTTCATTATCTACTGGTTTAATGAATGTTACCACAACTACTGGGGCTATTACAGCAATTGCTAATGTAGCTGCCGGTCAAGTATTAACTTCAGGAACTCCTGCTGCATATTCAGCTACTCCAAGTATTACAAGTCTTACAGCATCTGCACCAAGTACATTTAATAACGCTGGAATTGTTGTAACTTCAACAGATGGTATTGTTACTGCTAATAGTACAGCTTCAACCGGCGCTGTTACTGTTCAGATGTCACCAAGAAATAGACTACGTGGGACGGCTTGGGACACAGCAGCTTCGCAAACAGTAGATTTTTTTACTGAAAATCTTCCGGCAACGGCCGCCACACCAACTGGAACATGGAAGCTTGGATATTCATTAAATGGTGCTGCAGCTACATATCCGGCTACTATTTCATCTTCTGGTACATTAACATTATTAAATAATATGAATTATTCTGGTAATCTTCAGCGAGCGGCTAGGGTTGTTCTTCTTGGCACTGGAGCTACAATTACATCTGGCTTTTCTACGTCTACGCCATCTATTGCTGGCTCAGCTAGTTCATTCAATGTAACTATTGCTGCAACTCCTGGTATCACTGGAACCGTTGCATTTAATGGTACATTCTCTGCTGTTCCTAGTATGGGTTGCACAAATACAGTTACTGCTAATCCTGTACAAGCCGTTCCAACCACTACAACAGTAGTTCTTAACGGTGTATGGGTAGCAAATGATGTTATTCGTTGTTTTGCAATAGGATATTAAGCTCACCTACACAGAGACGCAGCGAAGCTGGAGACAGAGACAGTGATTCACAGAGACGGAGACAGAGACGGACACAGTCAACTCTCAGTCAATTCAGTCAGCGAAGCTGATGTTTCAGTCTAAAATTGACTTAGGCCAGATTATTTTAGCGGTTATTGGCTTGTTAGTATCTGCTTTAGCTTATTATACTAGAAAAGAAATAGCTGAATTTGGTAAACGATTAGATAAGCATGATGGAATGTTAATTACTTTAGTAAAAGATGTATCAAGATTACTTGGTTATCAAGATGCAAAACGTGAAGATTCACAATTGTAGAAAGAAAAACATGAGACAGATTTTAATTTCGTTAATATTAGTTCTTCTTTTCTTCCGCATAGTGGAAGCTCAGGCAAATAATACTAGTAAATTAACTTGGGATCAGGACGCTCCAGATTTAGCAACTGCTAATGGTTATGTTTATAAATATTATCCTGACATATCAGTAGTTGGAATAACTTTAAATTCAGTATCATGCGTGATTGCAATTCCCGGACCATTTGTTTGCTCAGTTAATTATCCTGCTTTTACTCCTGGAAATCATACATTAACAATTACTGCCGCTAACATAGTCGGCGAAAGTATCAAATCGACCTCATTCTCATTCGCATTTGTAGTTATTCCTTCACCTCCTAAGAATATTAGGATTAGTGGTGACTAGACCATCTCTTGCATTCCTTGCAAGTATTAGTAGAAGATTTAATTCACAACGGCCGTTAACAATCTGCAAATGTGCAGAGCCGTTAGGAGTCGGTAATAACAATAAAAATGGTGGGCACGAATTAATTATTTGTATGAAATGTAGACTTCCCATTCTAAAACAAATAACAATAGCAAACGAAGTAAGTTAAGATGAGTATCTCAATATCTAATGGTATAATATCATCTGACCCAGGTAATGGACTATATGAAGATTTTATTAGAGATAAAAATATTAAACCACATCCAGTTCAGGAACAACTCTTAACTCTTCCCGATGAAATTTTTGAGGCACTCTACGGTGGAGCAGCTTACGGCGGGAAAGACGTTCATACCTGTACTAATGTATGTATTCCGGGCGGATATAAAAAAATTGGAGATATTCATCCTGGGGATTATGTAATTGGGAGAGATGGTCAGCATAAATTAGTTTTAGCTGAAATTGAAGGAAACTCAAAAGAGTTTTTTAAGTTAACATTTTCTAATGGTGAGATAATTGAATGCGGTGGAGATCATATTTGGAATACATGGACAGAATCTGATAGGGATAAAAAGACTAATGAAGCTAGAGCTAAAAGAAGAGCTGGTAGAGCTAAAAGAACTCCATCTTATATTTGTCAGGATGGAACTTTATTAGCTCCCAGAACTGATTTAGCTGAGAGAAATAGATTAAGGGCTGAACAGAATAGAACAATATATGATGGAGCATTAAGTAAGACTAAAGAATTATATAATACACAACTTACAGGCAGAGGAAGAACTAATCATGCTATTAAAGTTTGTGAACCTATTCAGTTAGAAAAAAGAGAATTTACTCTTCATCCATATGTTTTAGGTTGTTGGCTTGGAGATGGCACTGCGACTAATGGTGATATTACAATTGGTGATGAAGATATATTTGATTTTAGATTTGAATTTGAAATTAACGGATTCAATATAGAAGAGAGAGAATCTAGTAGAGTAGATGGTGATAAAATTAAAAATTGTGCTGCATATAAGATACCAGTATTAAAAGATAAACTTAAAAAGTTAAATTTATTAGGCAATAAGCATATTCCAGAAGAGTACTTCTTAGCCTCTGAGAAGCAAAGAGCTGAATTACTTAGAGGATTAATGGATACTGATGGAACGTGTAATGATGATGGGGGAGTTGAATTTTGTAATACTAATATTAATCTTATTGAAGGAGTAGAAAGATTAGCTGCATCACTAGGAATTAAAACAACTACTATTAAAGCTTGGGCTGGCAGTGATAAAGATCCAAATGAAAATCATGCACAAGCATATAAAGTTAATTGGTCAAGTAGTTACCCGGTATTTAAATTAGAGAGAAAACTAAATCGTCTTAATAAAGAATCTACAAATAGATCGTCATTTCATTATATTGAGAAGATTGAAAAGGTTGAAGATCAATTAGGCAAGTGCATTCAAGTTGAAGATGATTATTACCTTGTCACAAAATCAAACATCCCAACTCACAATAGTTGGATACTTACCCTCTTGCCGCTTTTTCGGGGGTTTTACAAATTTAGAGGATACAAAGGGATTATTCTCCGTAACAAATTCCCCGATCTTGAAAGAGAAATTATACGATTATCAAAAGAATA